CTAGAAGGTGTTATGAAGAAGGTGAATGAGGATATCATTAAGTATTCCACAATAAACGCTTATAATAATGAGAATAAGGCGAACTATAGTGCCCTAATGGCGGTTGAGAGCAATATCAATAATATCATAGAGGTTCTAGATACCATCCTAATAAACTTTCAATCTTTTAGAAAAGAACTATATGATAACTTAATTCTTAATAAACTTGCTGAGCGAACTAATAAGATTATTAAAACCCTATGTCATTCCAATACAAAACCTTTTAGGCTCAATTATAATGTTGATATATCTAATGATACCGTCCATATCAATTGGCTAATCCATAATGAAAATATAAGCAGCGGCGACAGCGGTGGCGGCAGCGGTGGCGACAGCGGCGGCAGCGAAGCCGATAAGCAGTTCATCTCAGTATCTCAGGCATCTGGTTTCCAACGCTTCGCTATCTCTATGGCGCTGCGCTTATCGCTGTATTTCAATAATTACGATGTGCTCTGTAGGCAACTCTTTATAGACGAAGGGTTTATCAACTTTGATAAGAATAATCTGTCGGTCGTCCCTGTGTTTCTTAAAAGCCTCTTACATTACTTTAATACAATTGTGGTTCTCTCGCATATTGATATTATTCAGGATACGGTTGATGAGACCGCAGAGATATCCTTTAACAAGGCTAGCGGCGTCTCTAGGATTGCGTATGGTGCTGAATAAGGATATAAGCGTTAGACCCACTAAGAATAGGGAGGATGCCGGAGCGGAGCAGGCGAAGCGGTGCCGTTGATAATAATCTGTCTTATATATAGAAAGATAGATGCCTCGCGATAACCTAAAGTTGTTAAATGTATCAGGGAGGAACAACAATTGTTTTTTTAATTCGCTCTATGTAGTTGTTAAAAACAACGAGACATTCAAGCAGTTATTTGTGGGGGCTGCTAACGGAAACAAGATACGCAACGGAGCACAACTGAGAAAATACATTTGCGAGTTTCTAATACACAGAGGGCACAATAAGTTTAGGGGATATCTAGTGATGGCTAAGTCATTACTAACTGCGTATTCTAATGACAAAACTGAGTTATTAAAGATGCACGATAAATTGATGGATGTAGCACAAATGCTGAGCGTTAATAAAATAGAGGTGGTATCTTTAATTGAAGCAGATATCCTAACAACTAATGTCGCTACAAAGGACGGGATACAAAGTCTGCTCGTAAAACACTTGCCTACCACAGATAGGATGCCTTCTATGCCTGAGTTCGCTTTGTCTATCCAAATGATTAAAGATGTCTTTAATATAATTGTTTTACCTATTGTTTTACAAAGACGAATGAGACAGGATGAGAGACCTAGAAGTATAAACCTGATTAACAAGTATAACTATGGAAAAAAGAGAATGGCTACTGGAGATGCTATACTAAGGTCTATGAAGATGGATATAAAGGACGCTAATGTTGTTAATAAAATACGAGAGCGGGTTGGAAACAAATTTGAAGAAATGAATAAGAAAAAGGGCTCTTCGCGAATGTATAACAAGGCTAGTGAATATACATTTGCGGTTCTAATAACCGACCAAGCACATTACCAAGTATTGTCATTAAATGGTATGTCAGCCCTTAAATATGTCCCTAGCAACTACGATGACTTGAGTATGTTTATTTTCTCTAGCGAAAACTCATTCAGTTTCTCTCAAGAAAGCATAAGAAGCCCTCCAACATACGCCGAAGGACTAAAGATGTAATCCGCTAAGATACTGCTAGATACTGCCGAGATGTTGCTAGATGTTGCTAGATGTTGCTAGATGCTGCTAGATTTTCTATTATTTTTATTATTTATGATACCACTAATGATAAAAGGAATGCTAAGTATTACTATTATTTATTTTCTAAAAGTTTCTAAGTTCTCTAGCATTTGCTAAAATAACTAGTAATATTCTTTTTATTCTTTATGATACCACTAATAATAAAAGGTATGCTAGGTTGTTTTATGCGTGCTTTGCTAACTCGCATACTATATAAGGAAATATGCGAAAGCATAAATGCTCTTAATATATGATGCGTGCTCCGCTAACTCGCATTATATACTAGGTAATACCTATAATGGTTATAGAAGATGCCTATAATGGTAATAGAAGTATGCTAAGTATTACTATTATTTATATTATCTTATAAACTATTATTTATTTTTCTATAAGTTTCTAAGTTCGCTAAAATACCTAGTAATATTCTTTTTATTCTTTATGATACCACTAATGGTAATAGGATGTTCTAATGATTAGCAAATCACGCTAAACTAAACCATATATCCTCCTAAAATTACCTAGTATTGCTAAGGATACATCATAGAGAACATCACTAATGGTAATACAAGTATTATCTAGTCTTACTATTATTTATTTATTATTATCTTTTATAAACTTATAAACTTTTACTATTTCTAAAAACTTTTACTATTTCTAAAAACTTTTACAACTTTATACTTTTCTAAAATTCTCTAAAAGTTTCTAACTTTCCTAAAAATACTTAGTATTATTCTTTTTAATCTTTATGATACCAGTAATGGTAATAGAAGTATGATAGGTTGTGTTATGCGATATATCGCATCATATATTAAGAATATTTATGCTAGGTATGCTTTGCTTACCGCGCAATATTTCCTTATATACTATGCGATATCCCGCATCATATACTAGATGATACTAGATGATACTAGGTTATGTTATAGAAGATGCCTATAATGGTAATAGAAGATGCCTATAATGGTTATAGAAGATGTCTAGAATGGTTATAGAAGATGTCTAGAATTATTACTTAACTTTTTATAAACTTATAAACTTTTACTATTTCTAAAAACTTTTACAACTTTTTATTTTTCTAAAATTCTCTAAAAGTTTCTAAGTTCTTCTAACCTTTGCTAGCATTCGCTAAACATACCTAGTATTATTCTTTTTTATTCTTTATGACACCACTAATGGTAATACTTATCATACTTCTATTACTATTATTTATTATTTCTATTATCTTATAAACTATTATTTATTCCCTAAACATACCTAGTATTATCCTTTTTATGACACCACTTACCTACATCCTTTATAGAAGATACCAAGTATTACAATAGCATCCATTCTAACAACCCTTATTTTATAGGTTTTTGTATATATAAGGGATACTGTAAATTACTAAATATATATGGAAGGTTTAATTGATACACGAAACGAATATATAGAACACATACAAGATATTCTTAGTGTCGCTATATCTAAAAGAATATATGCTATATATACTGAAATGATGGAAGAAAAAAAGGGGCTAAAAGGGTTCCAGAATGAACTCTATAGTATCCGCAAATGGAACAATAACATAGTTAGTGATGAATATAAGAAGATTGTTAAATATACCAAATGTAAATACCTGTCTAACCTTATTAAAATCATCATTATTACCACTATAAAGATAAAGATATATGAGTATAGAGAGCAGTTTGATAACATTAAAATAAAGATACCTAATCCTGAAGACTTCGTCCATAAATGCTATATAAATGCTGCGTCTTTCTCTTGGAAGAACGCTTACTTATATAACAGAAACAACATTAAGGATGCTGAATACCAAAACAACCTCAATATAATTGAAGAAAATATCAGGGCAATTATAAAGAAGACCTTTAGAGACTTCGTGCCTTTTGATGAAATCTTTAAACAGATTGAAGATAACCTAACAGGTAATGTTAAACAATTTAAGGATACTGGAGGCGGTAGTGGAGATGCTAGCGGTGATGATGCTAATGATGCTAGTGATGCTAGCGAAGATAGCGATGAAGAAGACAAAAGCGAAGAAGGCGAAAGTAGAAAAGATGATAAGGAGATTGCTAATAAAATAAAAAAGCCTAACAAAACAGCCTCTATTGAAAAAGTGAATAAAAACGCAAAGAAAGCCAAAGCAGACAGCGAAGAAAGCAAAGCGAACGCTAGTAATGAGGAGGATGAGGAAGACGAAGAAGAGGAAAAGGAAGATGAAGACGAAGAAGAAGATGAAGAAGATGAAAAAGACGAAGACGAAGATGAAGATGAAGATGACGAAGATGAAGATGAAGATGACGAAGACGAAGAAGACGAAGATGAAGATGACGAAGATGAAGATGACGAAGACGAAGATGACGAAGAAGATAAGAAAGAAGATAATGAAGAAGATAAGATACCTATAACTGTTTTAAAAGAACAGGAAGAGCCTGAATATAGTAAAATAAATAATATTGTAGATATACCAGATATACCATTAACAAAAAATAGTAATGAAGTGTATAATAAGCAACCGCAAGAAATACTATTTAAGGCATTCTCTAGCGGTGGCGGCGAACAAACAAATAAGCAAGAAGAGGAGAGCGATGCGAACAAAGCGAGGGAAGCGCCTGATAATATTCGCAAAGAATGGAATAGTATTAAAGATGACTACCATTCTTTGTCTCAGGAAAATACAGCGTATAAGAAAAGGTATGAGAATGAGGCAGCAGGAGCAGCAGCAGGAGCAGCAAGCGGTAAATACGATAATGAAGATGATGACGCTATAAGCGTAGCTAGCGTCGCGAGTGCCTCTAGCGCTCGTAGCGCAGTTAGCGCAGTTAGCAATATTACAGATATCAGTCTAATAAAAAAAATACATATTAAAGAAGCTACCAATAAAACCAAGAAGCCCAGTTTCTTCTAAGAAAGATATATAGGTATATAAATATATAACTATATTATAATATTGAATATTAAAATAAAAATGTTAATGGTTAGAAAGTCATCTTACTGTTTTCTCTGCTATTCTGCTGATAACATCATATATACAAATACTATATTCGTATGTAAGAAATGTAATACTGTGGTAAAAAAATGCGATATATGCGACCTTTATTGCGGCGATAAATGCCTAGAATTGTTTGACAAATGCCTTGCTATATAATAGCCTAGCCTATGTAATCCTAATAGGTCTGCTTCTTAACTTTAATGAGTTTAGAGTTTTTCTTTTTAACAAAGACACCTGGGTCATAATCCTCTATGTCTTCTCCTTCTTCGTTCGTAAGCCCCATTAAGTCTCGCTGGTCTTGTAGCGCTTGCATCTCCCATAGGTCGTGGGAACACATCTTGTAATTGATGTCCTGTGCTTTATACCAGAAAACGATGTCTGATATATTGTTAGACTGAACCTTATTATCTATAACAAGGCACTCAAAGTTCTCGGTGCACTGGTTCATCACTTGGTTAAACACATCAAATGTCGGGAACATACCCGCATAATGATTGTATATCTTCTCTCGTTCCTTAACAATATTATTACGAAATATGAATACATAGTCAATATTAGAACGCAAATCTGGCGGCAATCCTAGACCGTGCTGCATAGTGATTAAAAGAAATATCTTGTAATGCCTCCCGTTCATAAAGATACACCTAATGTTCTTGTCGGTCATCGCCGACTTGTTATACATACAGTCGTCTAATATCAAGAAGGCTCGTGGGTCTATTGAGGAGTTGCCGTGCTTAGCCATATCCCGCTTTCGCTCGTTCGTTATGCTTATCTGGCGTGTTAAGAACTTGCTTATCAACTTCTCCTCCAGTTCGTCGTATATCAACATCTTCGGGATAAACTTCTCAAAGTAGCCGTTCGCCCGTTCTGTAGGCGATACCACAACGCCCACAGGTATATCCTTGTTATGGCTGAGGATATCTTTCATACAATAACTTTTACCAGTATTACGCTTGCCGATAAAGGTAACTACCGAGTCACCCTTAATCCTCGCAGGGTCAAACCTCTTAAGTTCTAGTTTCATTTAATTTATAATAACAAAAATAATATATTCTATGTATCACAGAACAAATAGATTGCTTATATGCTAAATAGCCGCAAAGAATATATAAAGAATATGCGAAGAATATATAAGGAATACTGGGAGATATTACTATATTGCTAACCGCTAGCGACCACATATGAAGCATTACTGGATTAATATAGATAAGACTGGTGTCGGCGCCGCTAACGACCGACGAGCATTTATGGAAGAACAGTTTAAAAACAATAAGTTAGAAAATGTAAGGATACCTGCTATAACACCAAAGGACTTTGAGGAGGTGCTAGAAGATAAGCGTCCTTTAACCTGTAAGCACCCAGGATGCGTCCGGTGCGAATATGAATACGCTTGTATATCCAGCCATATTAAGGCGATGATTGAGGGGCTTAAGGTCGCTGACAACGAGTGGTTCGTGGTAATGGAAGATGACATAGTGATACCTTTTGATATCAATTATAACAAGTTGATTAGCGAACTGCCCCCTGACGCTCAACTGGTTCAGTTGCTGATTTTATACGGGGCTACTGTTAAAACCCTGTATGAACTGTCGGTCGCCCATAATATGCGGTTTATTAAATGGAGATACCTATTACCATCTACAGGTATGTATATTATATCCCGAGAAGGTGCTAAGATACTGGTCGGCAAATACTTTAAAAATAATAAATATAACTTTACAAACTGTCCGTTCCAAGTGGTCGCCGATGTCGCCCTCTATTCGTCTATAAACTCCTACGCTACCACATTCCCTTTTGCTTTTCCTAATATAAACTTGGTGTCTGAAATACACCCCGAGCATTACGAAGCACACAAACAAACCTACCTAGAAATTATGGAGGTGATAGATACGGCTGTTGAAAACAAAACGATACCTTATATACAATCTTAGGCAGCCATAGGCAGCCATAGGCAGCCTTTAGGCAGCCTTTAGGCAGCCTTTAGGCGGGTGCCCCTAATCTATATACAAGATACGCTTATATCCTTTTCTAATACATCGTATGGTCGCTAGGCGTATGCTTATCATCTTTTTCTCCAATATTATATTTTTCGTTAAAGAAATAGATAACTATTAGTTGTTTGCGGTGGTCTCTCAGTTTATCAGTGCAATACAATATATATGTTTCGTCCTTTCCATTCAAGTTCTTATTTTTTATCCATACTTTAAAGAGTTCATTATAGAGTATTACTGATTGGTTTATTAGCGGATACTTGTCTATCTTGTTGGTCGCCAGCATCTGTGCCTCCTCTGCTAGTCCTATTATATGTAGAAAATGCTTCGTGATACAATCACGGCACCTCTTATTCTTGTTTGTTAGATGTTCCTCTAATAAAATAGACTGCTTGATGATTTGCTGCATGTTATATCTAGGGTCGCTAACAGGGTCTATTGAGTCACAACCTGTAGAACAAGTGCCCGCCGTCGCTGCCGCTCCCGCTCCCTTAGTCTGCTCCTTGTAATTTATATTTAAAAGCGTAGCCGTGTTAGAGCCTATCCCTAAGTGATGGTCGTTTAGATTGTGAATATGCCACAATATTATTATCGTTGATAGTATTATTGTGAAGACAATAATAAATGTTTCTAATATATTCATCATAAAATATTAATTCTACTAATATAGCAGAAATATATTATACTCTATAAGAAAGTAATATGATGCTACTAGAAGAACTTGAAGCATTTAAGGGCGGTGGCGGTGGAGGAGGCGGTCGTGGCGGCTCATCACGAAGAAAGAATAAGAGCGAAAGCGGCGGCTTGCGCGAACGCATAAATTACTTTGCCGCTTTTGCTTTCCTAGTAGTCCTGTTTTTCTTACCTGCTATGTTTTTAAACACTAAGAAAAAATAATAAATATCATTATATAATAGGTAGATTATATAGTATATAAAGGATGGTATTAACTGGTGTGAATATAGGCGAGTTGTTTTTAGAAGGATTTAAGGGAGGCGGCAAAGGTAAGGGTGGTGGTGCTGCTGACGGCACAGGTGCTGCTGACGGAGCAGGCGGAGCCGGAGGCGCTGCTAACTCTAACGGCGTTCTTACAGCTGGTACCGCAGGTGCCGTAGGCGGCGCATTACTTTCTGGAGGTTCAGCGGCTTCTATGAGTATGAGTAATGTAGGCTCTAATAATGTTGAGAAGTGTCCTTTAACAGATGAGACGCTATATTGTCAGGTTAGCCGAACCGCAGGAATAGCCGGTATGGTCGTATATATACTCATTATTATAGGATTGGTAATAGGCGTCTTATATGCTATTTATTATCTGTTCTTTCGTAGCGGCGGCAGCGGCGGCAGCGGTGGTGCTAGCGGCGTGATTAGCAAAGTAGCCCGTAAAGGTCGCTAGAATGCTTCGCAATACTTATTTTTACTAAAATTGATATATATTCTTGTATATCTATTATACACCTCTAAGTATGAAAGTATATGTATTACATAGCAGCAATTTATCCAAGCGGAAGAAGCACATATTAGAACAGTTTAGAAAGCATAACATATATAACTTTGAGTTCATAGAGAAGTTTGATGCTAGAGAGATAACTGAAGAAGAAAGCAGACCATTTGCTAAGGATTATAAAAGAACCTTAATGTCGTTGTTCTTGAAGCACATTTATGTTTATCAGTTAATCGCTAAAGAAAGCGAAGCAAGTGAAGCAGACGAAGCGACCGCTTTAATATTTGAAGATGATGTTATATTGGGTGATGATTTTTATGAGATACTAGAGAAATATATGAATGAAGCAAACGGAGTGAGCGATGCGAGCGACTGTAAAGGTGCGAACGGAGTGAGCGATGCGAATGCTGCGAGCGATACTAACAAATACGATATGTTATTTATTGGCTGCGGGTATAACCTACATATCAACAAAGAGGTCATAGAAGAAAATAAACATATTTATAAAAATCCCTATACACGGGCTACAGACAGTTATGTTATTACTAGCAGTTGTGCTAAGAAAATATGCGATTACTATGAAGCAGCGACCCTAATGGGAGCGACGGCGGCATTAGCGTGCCCTATAACATTACCTATAAACTTGTGGCTAAACAAAGCAATATTAGATAAAGGGCTAAATGTATATTGGTGCGAACCTACGATAGTTTCTCAGGGTTCGCAAAGCGGATTGTTTGAGGTCTCAATTGTTTGAGGTATCAATTGTTTGAGGTCTCAATTATTTGAGGTCTCCTTGTAGTCCTTCTCGCCTATTCAGGCAGCCTAGCAAGCCGAAGCCAAGCCTATTCAGGCAGCCTAGCAAGCCTCTCCTATTCAGGCAACAACAGGTATGCGAAAGTCGTCAAGGTATATAATGTGGTGCCCCATAGCGTATCCAGAATACCTACAGACACATCCATATCCTTATATATCGCTAGCGATGTGAAGTTATATATGCCGTATATTGAGAAACCCACAGCGCCTCCATACATAAGAGATTTTAATAATTTTCTTTCTATGCTAGCATCGTCCTTGGCTTTTATATTTAGAACCGTGAAAGGGATGGCGACATATATTACAGAGAATAATATGATAATATAGGCGATGATTGTGTGCTCTATGCGGGGCTCTAACTCTGTCTTTTGTATTTTTAGAATGGTATTAGAATACGAGACCATATTGAAGGATATCCATATAAAATCTAAAAATACGAGCACAACAGATATTACAAGATACTTAATATAAATATCCATAGCGTCTCTCTATCTATACTATTATAGAACTATTATAATTATTTTTTATCTGTTATTAGCAATACGAAACTTATCTATTATTTTTACAAAATCATCATAAGGCATCACATAGCCTTTATTATTGTTATCTGTTAGAGGCGGACTAGGCACGCTCAGGACGCTAGACGGGCTCAGCGGCGACAGCGGCGACGAAGGCTGCGGCGATAGCGGCGATAGCAGCAAAAGCGGTTTAACCTTAATAGCCTCAGCATTAATAGCCTTCGTCGTCTTATCCTTTGCTGTCGCCGCTTCCTTCGCTACCATCCTCCTACTACTAAGCATCCCTAACTTACCTCCTGTAGCCTTTACTGCTGTCGCTTCATATATAAACGGCTCAACCTCCTTATATATGTCGCCGTTCTCCATATTAACCACATAATACTCTGCTGTCTTCTTTAAATATGCGGCAAGTTCCCTAAACATCCCTACTAGGTCTTCGTATTCCTCTGTGGTATCATCTATTCGCATATTGGTTCCTATGAAATCTATATAGCCGTCTCTTAGAATATCCACGAAGCGGTCTCTAAAATCCCTTAAGTAGGGGATATTATTGCTGATACACATCCTCATATAGTCCCTCGTAATATCAGTAATAAATAGGCTTGACCTATCTTCGTTTCTTGATATGTATTCTCTAAGTATATCTAGATATTTATGGTCGGCACCGCTGCTGCTGCCGCTGCCGTTAAAGTTTATCTTCTTATAGCCTTCGTAATCAAATAGCCCTGTGTTTCTAAGAGAACTTAGGCGATACTCAAATCTTCTTTTTGTATTCTTCATATAGTTTTGCGGATATAACGCATCTTCATTCAGTAATAGACTGTCTATAAATAGGTTGTCAAAGTTATAGTTAAAACGCCCATAGTCTCTGCTACGGGTTGTGATAGGTTCGTATGTTGGGTCGTTCTTATATCCTGTGTAAAATCCGGAGCCTAAGGCGGAGCCGGCGGCATCATAATATATAGCATAATCTACCACATTAATATTAAAAAACTTATAGCAGTCGCATATAAAATGCTGATGAAGTGTATATTTAACATTAAAATATGAGTTCGGTATAATATCCTCGTTTATTTGTGTTCCTAGACATACTGAGGATATGTCAGTAGCGATAGCAGAAGCGGTAGCATCTCTCGCTATCGCAGCGGGATACGCCGACTTACCTAAGTATATTTTAAAGTTCTTTATGTTATATAGCCGCTTCTTGCCTCCCTCAAAGATATTCCTGTATAATATATCCATATATTCCTTTGGTGTATTATGAACTTTACATAAATTGTATTTAACACCACCTACTACCAGAGTGTTCTTCACTATTACTCTGGTGCTTGGCTGTAATATGATTTGGTATAGTTCGTCATTAAAGTTGATATAATCTATACCATCCTTAATCTCCAATATATATACTGAGCCGCTATTCCGTATATTCTCATAAGCGTATCTTAACGCTATGTTGATATTGAAAGTACAAGATAAAAAGGATGTTAAAACCAAGTCCGGTGCCTGCGAGCCTTGCGAACTGCGTGTAGCCTGTGAGCCTTGCGAACTATGAAAATCCTTATGGGTTCCGTGAAAAACATATATAGGTCTCTTGTTATGCTCTGGGTTATGCTTTGCGTCCGCACAAAATTTTAGCAAATACCTAACCCTCTTATAGGCGGCTTTCTCCATCACCACGCCATTTGCTATATAGTTCTGTATAGCACTATTAACAATCCTACTGTAAGGCTCTTGTGAACCTATGTAATACTGTGTGATACTTAATAACCGCGCGGGTGTTATATGAAATGGCTGAAATGTATGAATGCCCGATATATATGTATGGGTATCCAGAATTGTTATCGCAGGCAAAGGCGAATTATACCTGAACCAGTAATAATACGCAGGTGAAGCGGCGTTAGCGAGGTTCCCGAGGTTCCCGAGGTTAGCGGCATTATAATTGTTATTATTTATAGTATATAATATGGTTCTTATGGTATTGTCGTCGGTGTATCCTTTAATGTCGTTAAGTTGCTTCTCGTATCCCCGATTGTCGCTAGTAATCTCATAGTCTTCCCTGAAATTGGCGTGTAATTGATTGATGGAGCGTAGCAGTCCTCTTATGTTATCCCCGAAGAACGGGATAATATGCTTATCGTCCTCTACAAAATCCAAAATATTTAATGTTATATGCGATGGTAATATAGACATATACTTAGAGTATGCTAGATATGTCTTACCGTCCGTATATTTTATCTCTGGCTCATCGTTAAAGGCTATTTTGTTAGCCTTAAACGCTATCCTGATAGCCCTGTGTAATATCGTTGAATACAATATCTTCTCGTTATACTCGTTGTAGTCGCCGCTACCGCTGCCGCCTCGTCCGCCATAACTCCACGACCTACTATGAGAGAACTTCACGATATACTGAGGGTTCGCAGGTAAATTGTAATTGTAATATGCGATTGGCGACATATTAATATTGTTGATGCGGGTTATTATGTTATCCTGAGTGATTGGTGCGGAGAAATACACGAAGTCCGCAAATGTTCTCTCGGCATCCGCATATCTTCTCATAGTTATCGCATCAAACAAATTGAATTGCGGCATATTTTTCTTAAATGTTATACGATATATTTGGTGTATGAATTGTAATAATACGATGAGCCGCCGCATATGTCTAACATAATATGCGTAAGGTATGTTCTGTATGTGCGATATATCCTCGCAGGATGCGGCATATATACTAAGCAGCCTTTTATACTTTCGCATTAAGGGCTCTTTGTTGGCGTTTAGGTATTTCTTGCTGGTCTTGCTAGTATCCATTCATATCCTCTGTAAAGATAAAATAAAAATAAAAAAGCTTAGTGCGTGTATTTGGGTATCCTCGTTTACTTGCGACGAACTATTGTGGGCTTTCGTCGTCTTACTACAGGTCTGGTAGGTTTGGCGGGCTTAGTGGGCTTAGTAGGCTTAGCGGGCTTAGTGGGCTTAGCGGGACGCTTAGTAGGCTTCGCCATTTTGCGTACAGTAGGTTTAGTGGGCTTAATGGGGCGCTTAACTATTTTTATTTTAATTCCTCCACGTATATCATAAATTGATAATTTTCTTTTTACTTCTATTTCTTTTTGTTTTAAACTAGATATTATATTATTACTTTCACTTATCTTCTTATCAAAATATATTTTATCTTTTAAAAGTTCTCTAATTTTATTTCTCAAATTAGTAATGTTTGTGCTTCTTTCATCTTTTTCTTTAACTATTCTCCTTGTATATTCTTCTCCCCTTTTTTTATCAAGAATTGTACCTCTATTTTTTTGTCTATAAAACGCTTCTACACTAGGTAATTCAGTTTGAATAGCTTTATCAATATCAGCTTCTAAATCTTTTATGTTTTTTTGGATTTCTGTGATCAACTCTTTGTATTCTTTCAAATCTATCTCTTTATCTGCTAGATTTTTTTTAATTGTTAAAAGTTCATTTTCAAGTCTTGCTTTTTCTGTATTAATTCTATCCCTCTCCTGTGTATTAATTCTATCCCTCTCCTGTATTTCCCTATATTCTATTCCGTCCCTTCCTTGAAAACCATATTCTATTTCATTTAACTTAACTTCTGTATTCATTATTTCAGCTTCATTTATCGCACTCATATATCTCTTTCTTAATCTACTTTGCGGTATATCACCCATACTAGTCATACCGCTCATCCTACTCATACTACTCATACCGCTCATACCACTCATCCTTTTTATTGTTCTAATATATATCACATATTAAAATCTTAACTGCTACTTAATGAAAATATATCGGCTCAAATATTGCGGCTACGCCATTTATTTACACACGCTTGTGTAAGCCCACCTGTTAAATTCATTTTTACTATGAATTGCCTAGGTTGTGCTATATATCTACCGACATTCAACGACATAATAGAATATATATACGGGCTTACGCCCTGTCCGCTAGCATCCTATCAACTACCTTTCTGCTAATCATTCTAACATAGCAGCCATTATTTATATCAACCTTCTCGTTTTTATTCTGCTCCGTAAGAGTTAAACCGTAGTATTCACGAATATCAGCAGGCATATTGCCGATTTTACGCATATCAGCCTTCGGCTTTATGATATTCTTAGTATCGCTATGCGAGGCAGCGTTAGCGGCGTTAGCAGTAAAGCGTCCTTGTTTAGCCATCAAGGAGCGAATAGCCTTAGGGTTAGCAGCGTTAGCAGCGATAGCAGCGATAGCGTACATACCATTCATACTGTGAAGACCTCCTGACAATTTAGGCGACGCCCCAGCAGCCCTAGACGACCCTGAAGAACCAGAAGAACCAGAAGAACCAGACGAGCCAACGCCAGCAGCCCCAGAAGCCGCAGCAGCCCCAGCAGCCCCAGCATCAGCCGGAAACATACCTAGTAAGTTCTCATACAAAGCGTTATTCTCTTCTTTCGTAGGCGTCATAATTAAACGGCACAAAATTATTGTTATAGCCCCGTATTCAAACTCGTATAGTATCCTTATTATAGTATTTGGCAACAGGATATACTGGTATAACTGGTCGTTCAAGTTTATATAGCCTTGCTTATCGTCCGTCTCTATTATATAGATATAGCCTTGTCCCTTTGTAACTACTTCGCAGTAATATGACGCCGTATAAATGTTGAGACTGGTAGATAAAAAGCCCAGTATCTGTATGTCATTATCTCGGTCTTTCATAGTGTGTAATCGGTTAGCGGTTCCGTGGTAGAAATACAGGTTATTATTAGCATACTGCGGGTCTATATCCATACTCTTATAAACACCTATAGTATCCATAACCCTCATTAGCATCCTTTCCCTATCTTGTGGCGTATTAGGAATTTCTAGCACCGAACTATGGACTTTCGTTATAACCTTGTAGATTGCCTCGTTCAACATCTTGCTCCACGGAGCAACGCCGTGGTTCTTATAAGCATTCCCTAGTTTTTGAAACTCGGTGTTCTTTTTGCTTCCATAAGGTTGCCACAAACTGTGATTTACCATATTATAAATACTGTTCGCCGCACCTGTGCCTTTTATTTTACAAGGAACCCAAGTGAATATAGGGAACATCCCTGTATATCCTTGGTTAAAGAAGATGTTTTGGTAGTAATTATATGCTCTATCAACATAATCAGGTGTCTGGGCGTTCAGCGAATACAATATATTACGCCGTATCTCATCATTACTGCCAAAAGACTGTCCTTCCATACCTTTTAATACATCTTCATAATATGCGTGTTTAACCGTAGCCTCCTTCGCTATCCCTGTTATACGAGGCATCTTTGCGAGCCTCTCATTAATCTCCCCTATAAGTTCGCTAAACGGCTTGTATGTGTTTAATATAGCGTCTCTCGTAGCGATAAAAACAGTTCGGGGCAGCCCGCTATTCGTAATATTATACTTGAATGGTTTAAAACTCAACTGTTGTAATGCGTAGTGTAGCGTATGCGGGAATTGGAGCGAGGGAAAAGGGAATGTAGAAAATTGCCTAGTATCTAACTCGTTAAAATGATTATAGGTTAGCGTCGGTGTGATAAACTGTAAATCTCTTGGGCGTCTCCCGTTATCGTCCCAATCCTTTCTTCTCATATCAAATATATATTGGCGATTTAACAAGGTGTTTATAGAATATGCTTCGTTAGTTCTCTCTAAATTGTCAAGCACACCCTTCGTTACATTCAACTTAAAATTGTTATGTTGATATACCACAGTTCCTTTATTGAAAGCGTAATCAATCATTTCATTTACGGGATTAATCTTTTTGTTATCGCAATATTTCTTCATCTCGTCGTCAAACATAATTAACCAGATTGGTAAGGGATTGTCGTATTTATAGTTTGAAAACAAATCGTCATAATAATAATTTAAATGTAAATACTTTGTTAAAATGACGACGACAATCGCATTAACCACATTCGTTATAAAAGAATAACTGCTAAGCACGCCGTTAGCATCACACGCCGCCTCCAATTCGTCGCAGCGTGTGTGGAAATCCTTTATACAACCTGCTATATATTCTTCGCATTTCTGCTTATTCACCGCCTGCATCCTAATCTCCTTTGCCTTAGCCTCCTGTGCGGCTTTTAGTGCTGCCGCCTTTTTCTTCTCGGCTGCCGTATTCTGTCCGGTCTTAATGTCATTTATATGTCTGTTTATATCGTCCAAAAAGTTCTTAGAAACCACTTTGAGAATTGCCTTCTTCAAGTCATCGTCATCATAGTTATAGAGTTTGTGCATTAGCCTCTGGAAAGCCTGACCTTTTAATCCTATTCGCGCGCTTGTTATCGGGTTCTTTATCGTAAGCATCTTAATCTGTGCGGGCGTCTTACCCTTCTTTAGTGCTCGCAACTCCTTGACAAAATTCAACGCCTCTTCTTTTGTAAGTCTATTAGCGGTGTCATTCATTTCTATTATACTTTTTGCTGCCTTATATGATGCTGTTGGCGAATAACTCATCTTGCCGCTTGAAGAACTGGACTTTGCCGCTGGCGCGGCTTGCTGGGCTGGCGCTGCTGGCGCTCCCCGTGCTGCTTGTGCTGTGCCTCTAGAAGGTGATGGTGAGCGTGCCTTTATTGCCGCTGGGGCTATTGTCGGAAAAGGTCCTCTATCTACTATAGGCATAGGTCCTCTAGCGGCTGGCTGTGCTGTCGCTCTCCGTGTGGCGGCTTGTCTAGCAGGTGATGGAGAGCGTGTGGATGCTGTTGCCGCTGTCGCTTTCCTGTCTTCCTCGTATAAATAGATTTCATCTATAAAATTTAAAACATGCTCTTTGTAAGTCATATTATGCCCTTTAATATCAACTTTAGAGCCGTCGTCTAACTTGTAATAGCAGAATGACAAGAAACTTAATATTATATTACTATTCCTCTTTAATTCCACATGTGTTAATGGGTTCTCCCATTTGCCTGTGCGCCCGCTATACAGATATACTAATAAACCACCATAATCATCTACAGATAGCCTATCGTAATCCTTGTATACATTAGAATATTTAGGGTTTTTTATTAACCCTTTTATTGATAACCTCTTTATTGACATTTACACTTATTATATATAAATATTAATATTATAAAAAAATAAAGAGATTTAAGAATAAGGAGCTACGCTGCTACGCAGCTACCTAGCATTATTCAGCAGCAGCCGCCGCTCCATCGCCATCACCAGCCGCTCCCGCCGCTCCCGCTACAGCAGCCTTGCTCTCATTCCAATTGATAGCCGCAAGTTTCATCAGCTCCTTTCTCTCCTTTTCAGGGTTCTCCTTGATTAAACGAGCCATCTCATCCTTAATATACAAGTTATACTTGCTAGGTGCTTTCTTGATAACCACGCCATCACCATCAACCTTCACAGCCCGCTTTTTACCTTGCCCCAACTTTAGGGCATCTTTAAAAGCCGCAACAGCAGCCTTCTTAGTATCATCTAGCGTATATTCCTTGTCATCCTCAATCGCCGACATGCACTCCTTAATTTTCTTACCAGACACATTCTTAGCAACACTCATATTTCCTCTTATAAACTTAAAAGTAATGTAAGTTTTATATAATTTTATATGTATAATAATATTAAAAGGGTTTAACTGAATATATAATGAGTTTAGAATTATTTTTAGGAAAAGACCATGTTGATTACAAAAATTATATAGAGCATCACAATATTGTTATTGACGCCATAGACGAATTGACATACCTATCCAATACCCTCGACTACAATAGGCTCGTAGTATTTTTTAAAGAGGTCGTTGAGACCTTTGAGTATTTTAAAAACATCGATGAGAAAGATGACAATAGCGAGGGATTTAGTAATATGAATAACAAAGAAAACCTGTTTTTAAGTATTATAGATTGCGATGAATACAATAATCTTATCCAATTTATGGTATCCTATAAAGAGACCATAATAAGAAAAAGCGAGAAATTAAAAAAGAAGATAGAAGATTTACTAGAATTTAAAATTTTTGTAGAGCCTCCGGATACTAACAATACCGAAGATACACAGCCTAACAAGTATATTGAGAGAGTTTATGATGATAATGTTAAATTAATATTGTCTAAAATGGACGATATTAGCGACAAGTTGCAAAATAACATATACGAACAACTGCCTTATATAGACGAGCGGAAGGTTAAATTTGATATTAAATTAATAACAAAGAACGATATAATATGTATATTGTCCTCTTATAGGTTTTTAAAGATGTTTGTCTATAAACATATGCATGTCATAGATAGAGAATATTATACGGCTACCAAAGAAGATGTCCTAGAGTTCCGTAAAGAACTATATGATATATATACGATGTTGCGCGAACATTTTAACAGAGAGAGAAATCTATATGTTGAAGATATTCTCGCAAAATTCAAACAAGCCCTAGAAGTTGTTGTAAAACTTAAAATTAGCAAGGATGTGAAGGATGGTGAAGGTAGCGAAGCTATTGTTATGAAAAATACTGATAAGGATGTTGTTGTTGTGAAGAATACCTATGAAGAAGATACAGATAATAATGACCGAATGGATAAACAATTAAGAAAACAAGGCGCAGAAGAACAAGATAACAAAGAAGGAGAAGAAGATACAGACAGGGTTAAAATAATTGAGCCTATAAAAACACCAGAAGCTACACCAGAAGCACCTCCATCAAGAGGAACAACACCAGAAGCACCTCCATCAACACCAGCAACACCAGAAGCTACACCAGAAGCACCTCCATCAAGAGGAACAACACCAGAAGCACCTCCATCAACACCAGCAACACCAGAAGCTACGCCAGAAGCACCACCATCAAGAGGAACAACACCAGCAACACCAGAAGCACCCACCACACAAGCAGTATTTGGATTAGAAGAAGGTATATTCTCAACAAAACCATTAACAGATACGACAGGACTAGCAGAAGCAAAATTAAAAGCGGTAGCAGACACAAGAAACGCACTACAAGGAAATGTAGAAGCAAAATTAACACAATTAGCAGACACAAGAAACGCACTACAAGGAAATGTAGAAGCAAAATTAACAGACACAAGAAACGCACTACAAGGAAAAACATCACAATTAATATCGTCATTTATACCACAAGGAAATGTAGGCGCATTAGGCGCATTAGGCGCATTAGGCGCATTAGGTGCTTCAACAGCGCAAACAGCATCCCCATCACGAGGAGACACACGAGAACGATAAAGCGCAGCAGATATACCAAGTCCCCAAACTATGTTAAGAAGACAACTATTTTAAAATACTCCCACACTCCTATCACCACATTCACCACGCTAATCCCCTTAACCTCGCCTCTCACTAGCCGCTCGTAATTCAGCAACCTCCTCTCTCAACTCATTCAATTCTTTTTTAAGAGCCTTTATTGCCTCCACAAATAAAGGCGCCATCTTCTCATAGCAAATAGTTAAGAAGTCATCGCCGCTCTTAGATACTATATTATTATATGTATCTCTTTTCATATCAAATGGAGCCAGTCTAACAATCTCTGGAAGAATGCTCTGGACTTCTTGAGCGCTCAGTCCCACATCAGGGGTTTTTGTGAAACCGTAATTCATCGCCAAATCATTCGGGACAAAATGGAAGCCATTCAGCCGATTTATTAAATCAATAGGGTTTGCTATGTTAGATGTATAATTTTTTAACCTATTGTCTGAAAAAGATGTAGTAATACCCTTAGAACATATAATAGCCCCATCAACCGTTAGCGTATCTATGTTGCTCGCCGTCCCTATAGATACATTCGTTAAACTATACACATTACTTGTTGTTATCACCCACGCAGACTTAATGCTATTGATTGAGAACGCCAAGTTATTACTTGACGCCAATATATAATTGCTATTATGCCTATCGCTAATACGCAAAGTGTCATTTAGATACGCTACATTATCTAATAAATTCTTGGAAAATATATTGCTAGTCGTCCTTACATAATTGCTCGTATCCATCACGACATCCCGTCCTCTCCTTATATACTCACCTGATATCCTAACATCGCCATTATTACCCAAAGCGAATACTTGTCCGTCCCTGTTAGACGCCTGTATAATATCGTTAATTGCGTCGTTCTGTTTAATCACCAGCGCCCGTGTAGTGTTGTTGGCGTTCGTTATTTCTAGCCGTTCTGTTGTATATACTTCGGTCTCTAGAGTTGTGCTAGCACCCAGAACTATCAAATTAGAACTTACCGTTAAATTACCATAGACGCTTAGGTTATTGTCATAGGCATTATTAATGATAAACTTCTTCGCGCCCCACACATTCTCATTTATCATATCGGTCGTTAAATTGGTAATCCGTCTAGATATAATATTACTAGCGCTGAGCGTATAGTTGCTAGCATTATGGTCGTTAGCTGCTATATGGGCTACCAACATATTACTTGTGTTGCGAATATAATTGCTGGCGTTCTGGTCGTTCAGGGATGTTAGGGATACAAAGATATTACTTGTGCTACGGACATAGTTGCTAGCATTCTGGTCGTTAGCTGCTATATGAGATACCAACATATTACTAGTGCTACGGACATAGTTGCTAGAGTTCTGGTCGTTCAGGGCTATATGGGATACCAACATATTACTTGTAGAACGGACATAGTTGCTAGAGTTCTGGTCGTTAAGAGTTATATGAGCTACCAACATATTACTTGTGCTGAGGACATAGTTGCTAGAGTTCTGGTCGTCCAAAGTGCCTCTCGCTACTAATCTGTTGTTCGTAGCAAAAACATAATTACTTAAACTTATATCTTTAAATTGTATATCCGTATTCAAAATCTGGAAACTCTCTAATAGTAAATTACAATTGTTCGTCCCTAGACTTGATATTTTTCTGTCTAGGTCTTCTATGACATTCTTGCCTCCCACATTAAAGATGTTTCCACTAATATACAAGTCATTACTCGTCTTCACATCGCCATAAAACTGTATATTACCTAGCTTGTCTATAAGCAACTGCGGATGTATAAATTGATTATCGCTGTAATTAATCAGCAGATTGCCATCATAACTGTATATCTCGTTTATTAGACTGTTGCGGTCTGTATAGTCGTCCTTCACGCTGTTCCCAAGTATTATATGCGGTTTCAAGTTGGTCTTGTTGAAGTTCGTCAGTTGTATATTGATATTACTATTATGAGTATAATGCCTGAAATACTCGTCTATAATAATGGAATTACTTAGACCAGCCCCATATAGCGAAAACTCATCGTTTATTTGTATGTTTGATGACGCATATATTAACTCGGTATCATAGGCACCGTCCACTATCTCGTTAGATGTTGTTATATTTATGATATTGGATATATTGTTATAGGTGCCCGCGCTAGCATTCGCATTCACATATCTAATATTTGAAGTGTAATTCAAGATATAGTTGCTGTTTGTAAGCGTATTTGGAAGAATATTAGAACTGTTGATACTCAAGGTGTTTGTGCGATGTATGGCAAACCGTCCTTTATAACTGTATGCGGTGCTAGTGCCGCTCGTATAATTATAGCAGACTATATTGGATGTCGTCGCATCCACAAAGACATTAGATAGCGAATTGAAGTCGCCTAGTTTTATTACATTTTTATTAACAAATACCTTGGATATATTCTTTGTAGCATTATTAACATTCGGCAAATAACTGTATATCTCGTTATTAACCGATATGATATTGCTAGAGACACCTCTTGTAGTATCCACAACCATCCTATAGTTAGATGTGAATACGGTATTAGATGTGGTTATACCCAATAAATGCGAAGGGACATTATAGATATTGTTAAAGATACAAGAGAAATAGTAGTTCTTGCTTATGATGTTGTTATTTAAGGTTATATTAAATATATTAGAGGTCTGGTTATTTACCAGCCGCATCTCGTCCAGCCCTATAATTACATTACTGGTGTCTGACAATAATGGCGTGATGCTAAACAACTGCCTATCATTCTCCGGCATATTCTCTTTGTTAAAATCAATCCTATATGTCGGCGTCGTATCTATTATAATGTCGGTCGCCTTGTAATCCGTGTTGATGATATTGGCGTTTGTATCGTTAAACTTGTATGTTAAATCTATATTAGAATGGATAGATAAATAGGTTATCTTCTTAACTGCTGTTAGCGTCTTATAAACGACTGCGTTCGTGATGCCGCTGCCGCTGCTGCTGCCGCTCTCTAAATTACTCCCAAATATGTCATAGGTCGGCACAAATACCGGCGATATGCTATTGTTATATGTAGTGCTATATGTTTTCGTGCTATTATCCCAATAGTCCGCCGCTGCCGCAGCCATCGGCTTTGTCAAAACCAAATTACTAGTATTAACGGATACTCTGCTATATATGTAATCCTTCGTATATCTGGCGTTTATCAGCATAGTCTGCTCGTCATACTCGCTATTTATAGACATAGTCTGCTGAGGCTCGGTTTCGTTAAAGCCATATCTAACGCCATCTCGCAAATTGATACCAGTCGTGTAAGGGTCTATCGTTAATATGTTAAGCAGGTCGCTTTGTATCGGCTCGGTATCAGCGGCGACTACTGCGGCATCTATGGTGAAACGATAGTTGTTGTTAGCGCCTCCTGTAGATATAGTGCTGTATTTGTTGCGGTCTCCTGCAATATTAACCATATTTATTTTAACAGGATTGAAACTGTTGGTTAGTTGTAGCCCGTATTTGTTGTCGTCGTCTATGTGTAGGCTGATATTGCTATTGTATCCGCTAGTGCCCTGCCCTAGATGCATATAGGTCTTAGAGAAACTGTTGTTAAACTCCACAAACGGATGATAGAAATCGTTGTTGCTGTCATTCTTGTAATAACTGAATGTTAAATTTGTATTATCAGTCTGTATATCATTATTATTAGATACGAGGATTTGAACCATATTCTTAATATTCGTAGCGTCCTTGTCATAACTAACATTAAAGTCGTTGAATTTATAAATACCCAATTCTATTGCCGAATAGTCGTGATTATGATTAATACCGTCGCCGCTGCCGCTGCCGCCGCCGCTAAGCACATTAGATGTATAGGTTATGAACTTAGCAACCGACAGCCCATCATTATTCTGTTTAACTACAAAAGGGATATCCGTATTAACTATGCTGTCCACCACAATAGATTTTGTGGGCTTAAAGACAATATTCTTGCCCGAATATTCAATATCATTATAATCTATAATGTTTTTATACAAAATATTAGAGACAGATACAACATCAATATACTTTGTTAATTCCGTTAGCCCCTCTAGCCGTTTAAGGCGAAAGTTGTAGTTATTGCTAGTATCACCCCTATCTACAATATTGATATTACCATAGACATCCAAATCGCCATAAATGGAGACGGCGACATTCTTGTCCTCTTTGAGAAAATCGTAAGATACATTAGGATTGTTGAAATCAATATGGTAATTAGAGTTAAGCGTATTGTAATACATAGACATACCGAATGAGGTCGGCTCTATCGTCTTGTCTGTATATCCTATCTGTAGTGGTCCAATTCGGGCGACATCTCGCGAATCAATATCATTATATTTGTGGTTTTTATAAATGAACCATTTCTCCAAATCCCTATCAGCCCTTAAATCCCTGTCGTATTCGCAAATATCTAGCCCGCTGAAATCGGCGTTATTGTGGAGCCCGCCGCCACGAACGCCCCGATATATCCTTATGATAGAATGATTGTAATCCTCTATATTCGTATTGCGTATCTGTAGAGGCAGGTGCACATCCTCTCCGCTCCACCCTAGCGATATCTTCTTATTCGTATAAAAACTGCTGGGATTGTTTGTGACCTGTAGAGTTTCTATAATTTTGTCATTCTGGTAATAGGCATCACTATTAATCCCAAACTTAACATTCAATCCCCGCATTTTCGTCGAGTATGCCCCAATATTGTCGTAATTTATACAATATTTATAAGTATTCTCATTATAAATGTTAAAGTAATTCTTAGAGCCATTATAAACAAACCCCGACATCTTCGTTAGCACATCGTCCTTATATAGCAAATAGTCGGTCGCCGCAATTTTGCCTTTAATATCTAAGTGGATACCTTCGTGCGGCAATTTAGTATTCACCCCAAGCCCCGTATTCGTTATTGACAGCATCGGCGGCGTATTTAACAGGTTGGGGCGAAACACATTATTCTCCAACTTGGATATATCAAATGACGGGTAAAAATACATATTATGGTGCTTGCCTTCAACGGCATTTGTGTTTATTAAAAGGCTATTATCATAGAAGTCTAAGTATGAAAGATGCCCGATATTGGCTATAAACTTGTCGTCATTCACCTTCTCTTGTAGGATAACCTCAAAGTTATTGTTAGAACTCCTCGTCTTAAATATATTCACCACGCCGCCAAACCCTTCTCCTGTATTTGCGCCAACGCTCAGTTTATTAGGAAAACTGATATTGCGGTTAGCGTCAAGGTTCGCAATATTACTATGAACGTATGTAAAAAAATACTTATTAACCCCGTCAGCCGTATTGGTATCGCTAGTAATCGTCGTATATCCTAATGTCTCGTCGCTAATATTTATAGGATTGACACGAATACCCCCAATAACCAAGTCATTCGCTATCTCCAACCGGTTCATAGTTAGCGTGGTGGTATTAACAAAGTTCGTGGTTCCACGAAAAGTCGCATTATGTGATATCGTTATATTATTTGCCGCAATACTTTCTGCCGTTAATTCCGTAGTAGCATTCACATATTTAGATTTAACTGCTTCAATAACATCTATATTATTAAATGTATAACTGCTTCCGTTGAATATACCGGCAGTAATCTGCGAAGGGCGAATGCTGCCTACGCCGTCCGCACGAATATACACCTCGTCTATATGCTTGTAACTGTTGGCAAAATTGTCATAGATTATAACATCGTCAAACTTGGCGGCGCCTTTCACATCTAGGCGTGTCTGCTTGGTGTAAACCAGATTAGAACTGACGCCGTTAAATAATACATTCTTATAATATGTTATGTTCGCCGCCAAATTCTTGCCGATACACACATTCCCGTTATTGTCAATCGTCATCGCGGCAAATTGCGCGTCATTCAAGTAGGTAGGCACCGCCTCTCTGTTATACAAGGCGTTGATTTCATCCGCCGACTTATTGATGTGAAACTCTAAGGGCATCCCTTTCGTGGTAGCGATGACAGCGGGCGATATGTTGCTGCCTCCAATAATACCTATGCTAAGTTTGGATAATTCCTCGGTGCTCGTATTGTATGTATCGTTCCGCAGCGCTATATGTATATTGTTAAAGTCGTTATTGGGCGTTGAATTGATATTGAGCGGGTGCTGGTTATAATTGGTATCAACAAGTCCTCCTAGTGTTAGATAGTTGGGCGTATATATGTTATTCACCAGATACTTCATATCATAGAGATTGTTATAGTATGTAGCGACGCCCGTTTTAAACGGCTGCGATTGCGACAGGACATTAACGCTTTGTATGAGGTCTATCAAGGCGTTGCTGCCTATCTCGCCGCTAATAGAGATGTTGCTGAATTGGATGCCGTGGGCGTTGATGATACCGTCACACTGGATGTTCCTATTAACATAGAGCGACGCATTAGGCTGCCTGTAATTAGATGTGATAAATCGGGAGGTGTTGATGGCGACCCCGTCGTGATTAACATACATATTCCATTTTGTATCCTGCTGATTGCTATTGTTATTAGCGGTTCCCATACCGTCGCCGACGACCAAATACTCGGTATCATCTAACGAGAGCCGCTGAATATCCTGTATTGTGCCGAGCCCTATCCCTAGCGAATCAACTTTTATGATAGGCTCGGTATCTTGAACTATAAAATCAGCCATTTTACTATATGTAAATCTATTTTAATCTATTTAAAAGAAATAAACAATTAATATTTATATAATAAAAGGATATAATGAAAAAATGATATTAATATATTACTTGGATTTGGATATAGAGATAGAAATATGAAGCGTATTCAAGGGATACATAACAAAACCAAAGAGATTGACATCCAATCGCAGCCCTATAATAACAAGAATGTCCTGCTACAGAGTGCCGACTTGGCTGAGATATTCGCCAATAACGGACTAGCAGGCATAGAATTTAAAAATATAGATTTGTATCGTGTAGCATTCGTCCATAAATCCTATTGTACTATGAAAAATATAGACTTTGACAAAAGTAATGTTAAATGTCCGGCAGATTGCCTACCGCTTCAAGATATGTCCTACGAACGCATAGAGTTCCTAGGCGACGCCCTATTAGGGATGATTGTAGCCAACTATTTATACACTAGGTTTCCAGACCAGAACGAGGGCTTTCTCTCTAAAATCCGGACAAAGATAGTTAATGGACGGATGCTCGGCTACTTGTCGGACAAAATAGGCTTCCCTAAGTTTGCTATAATATCCAAGCAAGTTGAAGAGACTGGTGGGCGAAATAACTTTAAAATTATGGAGGACATATTTGAAGCGTTTATAGGTGCGCTATTTCTGGACTTCCAGACAGAAGGCGACAAAGTCCAATTGCCGAATACCATTAAGATATCCGCTTTAACCGGCGCCGGATACTTTATTGTTGAGAGTTTTATCATCTATATCATAGAGAACTATATAGACTTCTGCGAACTCATCAGGATTAAGAACAATTATAAAGATATGCTAGTATCCTATATGATGCACAACCTCCAAGATGCCCCTAAGTTCTACGAAGTGAAAGTATTGATGAAAGATAATGTCCGCATATTCACCTACTGTATTAAGGACAGAAACAACGCTATTATAGCTACATCTACAGGGAGCAACAAGAAGGAGGCTGAGAATAATGCGGCGAAAGAAGCGCTCCTCTATTATAATGTGGATATATGCGAGTATAATTCTAATATTAGCTAGCAGCCTATAAATGAATTGAATAGCATATAAACAAAATTTACCATCCTATAATTACTTATACATATATATACATATATATATACATATATTTATGGATAAACTGAATATCACGCATCTCGTTTTATCCGGTGGGGGTATGCGAGGCGTCATATTTATAGGTGCGTTGAGATATTTATATATTGAGGGGTTGCTTAAAAACATTACGCATATTGCCGCGAACTCTATAGGCTCCTTTGTAGCTCTTTTTATCACCTTTAAACTTAGTATAGAAGAGATTGAAGAGATTATTTATAATTCTAAAGATGATAAGGAGTTGTGTGTAATCCCTACGAAGAATTATTACAGGATTATATCTAAACTGGGGCTGTGCTCCATAACGCATTTTATGGCGCATCTAAAGAGACGCCTGCGTATCAAGTATCCCGATATAGACGACTTGTCATTTAAAGAGGTATCACAGCGGTTTGGCGTTAATCTCTATTTTTCTACCACGAATATCAACAGATGCGAGAACCGCATCTTTTCTATAGAGGATACGCCAGACATCTCTGTATTTACTGCTTGCGAAGCTTCTATGTCTATCCCTTTGATATTCACGCCTATCCTTATAGACGGCGAGTATTACTACGATGGGGCTTTCTCTAATAACTTTCCTATTAAGATATTCTCTAACATCTCCAAAGAGAACATTATTGCTATGATACTGTATAAAGAACGCGACGAATATGTGCCTACAAATACTAAAATAAATATATTCTATATATTGCGACAAATATTTAAGATGTTTGAGAAATTGCGTGTTAGACAAGTAACCATCAACGAACTTAAAGACGACGATAAAGATTACTATTTTATGCCCCAAAATATTACTATGCTACACTCTATGAATATCATCGTTAATAGAAAGGGTGTCCGGCTAGATTTGTCTAACCAGCAGATAGACGAAATGATACTATATGGCTTTAGTTCTATGGCGGACTATATTGACAAACGCAAAGAGTTATTATATACAAAGAATAAGGAGAGGCTCGCAGGGCTTGACGATGGCTTAGTATAGTTCTATTTTATTTTTCTACAAAATTTATCTACATTAGGATAATATGGATACGGCAACTGTTTTTTGATATAGCGAATGCTAGGCTGCCTAGGCGGTCTAGGCTGCCGTATCTTCCATATCTGCGGTTGATGCGAATGCCTAGACATTACTATATCATACCGAACAGTCCTATTATTGATGCGATACTCTAAATAGTTAGTGGGTTTGAGTGCTGCTATGAGAGTTATAGGCATTCTAATATAAATTATATATATATTATTATAATAGTATTAAAAATGAATAACAATAATGAACCATATATATTTTTATTAGATTTGGACGGAACTATTATAGGCGATTGTTCCTATCAGTGTGACATCTACAATATACAGGAAATCATAAAGCGAAACATAATATTAAAGAACGGCAATATCCAATTAGGGAACCTAGTGAAATACAAAAAGATGTGCGACAGGATGCTAGACAACTGCTATAATCTACAGTCTAAACTGCTGAGACCACATTTTGCGACATTTATGACCGAGATGAGAAAGAAGTTCCCTAACAGTTTCTTCTTTATTTATACGGCGTCTGAAAAGTCGTGGGCTTATAAAGAGATTTTAATTATAGAAAAACAGAATAACATCAAGTTCAATCGTCCTATCTTCACTCGAGACAACTGTTTAACAGATGCTGCTGGTAATCTTAAAAAATCTGTTAAGCGAATACTGCCTCAACTATTAAAGGCAATAAAGATGCCTAAGACCCATTCAATCGCCAACAACATCATCATAATAGATAACAACCCAACATTTATTGACTATACCGACAACCTGTTAATTTGTCCTACCTACGATTACTTAAAATTCCACAACCTGTGGGAGAACATCCCTCAAGAATACGCCAAGATAGGCGAGTTGCGGCACTTCGTATCACGGCTAATCTCTAATAAAAAGATGTATGTTAAGAATAACCCGTCTAATAGCATCGTGTTAGAAAAACTATACAAATGGCTATATCGCAAATACAAGAAGATAAACAACTATAACAACAAATATGCGAATGACGCCTTCTGGCTAAACCTCGCGACCTTAATCAAGCACCACAATATTACTGTGTTTAACAAGAAGAGCGTAAGTCTGCTCCACAAAAGCATATAAGGAGAATGCCAAAGGCATAACCTAGTATATAAGGAAGATGTGCGTGGGTATCGCATAAAACTTCAAGAATACTTCTATTACCATTTATGGTGTCATAAAGTATAAAAGGGATATTACTAGTCATTTTTAGGGAAAGTTAGAAACTTTTAGAGTTTTTTAAGAAAATATAATGTTGTAAAAGTTTTTAGAAATAGTTAAAATGTTTCTAAGAGAATAATAAATAATAAATAAAGTTAAGTAATAATACTAGATGCTCTATAACCATTATAGGAGACTTCTATTACCATTATAGGAGGCTTCTATTACCATTATAGGCATCTTCTATAACATAACCTAGTATCATCTAGTATAAAATGCGGGATATCGCATACTATATTAAGAGTATTTATGCTACGCATATTTCCTTATATAGTATGCGATATCCCGCATAGCATACATCTATTACCATTACTGGTGTCATAAAGGATAAAAGATATAATACTAATAATTTTTAGGAAAAGTTAGAAACTTTTAGAGTTTTTTAGGAAAATAGAAAGTTGTAAAAGTTTTTAGAAATAGTTAAAAGTTTTTAAGTTTATAAAAGATAATACAAAATAATAATACTTAGTATCTCTTATTACCATACTTGATACTCTCTATGTTCTATCCCTAGCATATCCTAGGGCACTAGCCGTGCTGCCGACCACTAAGATAATATAGAGATTGTCTCTTACCATTACTGGTGTCATAAAGAATAAAAGGGATAATACTAGGTATTTTAGCGAATACTAGGACGACTTAGATAAGTTAGAAATTTTTAGAGATTTTTAGGAAAATATAAAGTTGTAAAAGTTTTTAGAAAAAGAATAATAGTTTATAAGTTTATAAGTTTATAAGTTTATAAAAGATAATAATAAATAAATAATAGTAATAATTCTAGGTGCTTCTATTACCATTATAGGTATCTTCTATAACATAACCTAGTATCATCTTGTATATGATGCGGGGTATCGCATAACACAACCTAGCATACATCTATTACCATTACTGGTGTCATAAAGAAGAAAAAGAATAACACTAGTTATTTTTAGCAAATGCTAGTTAGATAAGTTAGAAACTTTTAGGAAAATATAAAGTTGTAAAAGTTTTTAGAAATAGTTAAAAGTTTTTAAGTTTATAAAAGATAATAAATAATAGTAATAATACTAGGTAGCCCTCTATTACAATTCGTGGTATTCTCTATGTTGTATCCCTAGCAATACTAGGTTATTTTAAGTGATTTTAAGTGGATATGTAGCATAGTTTAGCGTGATTTGGTAATCATTAGAACATCCTATTACCATTTATGGTGTAATAAAGTATAAAAGGGATATTACTAATTATTTTTAGAGAAAGTTAGAAACTTTTAGAGTTTTTTAATAAAATATAAAGTTGTAAAGGTTTTTAGAAATAGTTAAAAGTTTCTAAGAGAATAATAAATAAAGTTAAGTAATAATTATAGGCATCCTCTATATCCCTCGCTATCGTAATAATAGAGCATATAAATATATGTTTTATAGTATATATATGCTCCTTGAATGATATATATAAGTTTTGATATTGGTATTAAAAATCTGGCTCTCTGTATTCTAGAGAGGACTGATGAGAAAATCCAAGTATTAGATTGGCGTATTATATCTTTAGCAGATAAAAAGAAAGATATTAAAGGGATTGATGATATAGCCGAGCGTATATATATAGAACTAGACAATATCATAGGGTTCTTAAAGGAGAAAGGAATAGACGAGATTGACTATGTATTGATTGAGAACCAGCCTTCTAACCTTAACGGTATGATGAAGTCCATTCAATATATCATCTATTGCTACTTCAGTCTCTTAAAATATTGGGATAAAATCATAGAGAATGTGGTGCTAGTTAATGCGGGTCTTAAGACTAAAACCCACGACTTTAAGCCAGACATACAGGTTAAGATGGATGATACCGCTAACTCTAAGGGGTTTCGTCGTGATAAATATAAAATGAATAAGCAGACTAGTATAGAAATATGTAGAAACTATATTAAGGATGATGCGACTTTATGCGAGATATTAGACAATAATAAGAAGAAAGACGACTTATGCGATGCTTGTCTACAGGCGGTAGCCTATATTCGGTCTCATAATGCTAATGCGATGACGAATAAAACTAAGCATCATAAGGTATCGTTTAAAGATGATGCGAGTGATGCGAGTGATGCTGCGGATGCTGCGATGGTAGGCACAGGGGCGTAGGCTCTGTATTATTATTTATTTTTTAGTAGGTTTCTTGGCTACTGGCTTAGTAGGCTTCTTGGCTACTGGCTTAGTAGGCTTCTTGGTTGGTTTTGTTAATGGTTTCTTAGCAGGTTTGGTGGTTTGTTTCTTAGCAGGCTTAGCGACTGGTTTCTTAGCACTAGGCTTCTTGACAGGCGTTTTACGAGGTCTTCCTACTGTTCGCTTGCGACCACCTGATAAATTCTCATCATATAGTTCTTCATCATCTGTATCATTATGATAATGTAAATATATTGATTTATGTATTTTAAAATCTTTTAACATTTCTTCTGTATAAACACCAAAAATTTCTCCTTCTAATAATTGGTCTAGATAGGTATTGCTTTTTAATATTGTATTATCTATCGTGAATGATACAATATCAATCTGTGTATCGTTATTTAATCTTACATATAGAGCAATAATATCTATATATTTTAAAACATTATTGATAATATTTAAGAATTCTATAATATTTGATTTTATATAATGTTCTAAAGTAGATATATCTAATGTTTTAAAGCCTTTTAAATTTATATCACCTATTATTTCATCGCCATTCTGTACTACTGATTGTTTTTTTGCGATTGGATTATTTTCCTTTTTCTTTGTAAAAGTAAAATATCCTCCTAACTGATTTACTGTACCGTGTAGTTTGTTTAACCTAATATATGATTTTGCTTCAATTTCATAATATTCTACAGGGTTGTCAGTCAAGAAGGAATTATCAGGTAGATATTCGTCAGTAATACCATTATCTTCTTCATACTTCCCGTCATCCTTTAATATTGACTTATTATAACTTAATATTATATTTTTAATATAATCATTAGATGATAACCACTTTAAAAAATTTGCTTTAGTATCGCTAGTTAATATACCTATGATACTGTTGAGAAATCTTTCAATAATATTATTATGTGATATCAGTTTTTTAAATAATTCTATTTCTTTTAAATCATCATCTATATCCATATCCATATCCTCCTGATTTAATATAATTAAATCTTCAAGTAATACATTTAATTCTCTAAGTTTTGTAGCATTAAATGTATTAAAATTGCTATTTAATAATATTTTGTTTATCCCATCTATAAACTGGTGTAAATATTTAAACCTTAAAATAATATAATATATAATTGATGACTTAGTATCCTTATATTTTTGGTCTGTAGTTCTTTTTAAATACTCATCATATTTTTTATTAATCCATTCTGTTATACCCCACTTTTTTTTAGGAGGTTGTTGTGCTGATGCTGATGTTGGAGCTACACGACTACTAGCAAATAAACTTTTTTTTGGTGAGAATTTTTTTGGTTGTTGGGTAGCATATTGTGGGCTATTATAATTAATACCATTTAAATTTAATGGCGGTAGTTTTATTTGTGCTGATTTTCGTGATTGTAATGCTCTCATTTTTTTCTTTTCAACATTTTTTTGTAATTCTTGTAAATTAGTTAAATCTTCTTTGTTATATAAGAATAACAAAATTTTTAAGTTCCTTATACTTATTGAAGTTTCACTAATTCTATTATAACTATTACTCTTCGTATCATTTAAAATAGCTTTTAACTCAACCATATTTTTTGGAACAGATAATTTATATTTTTTACACAAACCTTTAAATTTTGTAAATTCAATATTAATTTTTTCTTTCTTATCTGCTATTGATTGCTTTTTTGCTGCTATTGATTGGTTTAACAGCTCCATTATATATCAATCTAATTATATACAAACATAAAAATAACCCTCCTTAAGTAATATTTTTATATTTATATATATATAGAGAATGACTGGAAGTTGTGCCGCTGTTGCCGTTGGAGGCGCTAAGAAGAAGCGTAAATTAACCCCGTATAACAAGTTCGTAAAGAAGATGTATACCGAACTTCACAAGAAGTTCCCTACCTATACCGCTCCCCAAATTATGAAAGAGATTGGTATTGAATGGGGTAATAGGAAGAATAAGTAGAAGCGAAGCCGCTTCGCCGCTTCGCTGCGTCGCCTAAACAGTCCTAGCCCGCTGCCGCTGCGTCTTACGATTACTAGCAGATGCGGAGCCAGTTTTATTTTTATTCATTTTATGTGCTCGTGGGTTATATAGCATAGAATAATTACACAAGTTATCTATATAGGTATCATCTCGCAAATGGCTTTCAGCCGATTTAGATTTAACAATTACCACATTCAATTTAAAATATTCTCTTAATTTATATTTTAACTCCTTATATACTTCAGGATGTATCTCCCTATCCTTATCCTGTATTATCTTAAATTCTAGCAGCTCCTTAGCCTTAGTATTCATCATAGATATGCCGCCAGCAAGCCCTTTGTGCCCGCCAGCAAGCCCTTTGTGCCCGCCAGCAAGCCCTTTGTGCCCGCCAGCAAGACAGCAAGCATTCCCGCCGTTATGCCCGCCACCATACCCTCTCTGCCCGGCCTCTTCATACATCTCGCTATCGTCTCTTTCGTCCTCATACTCCACATCCCACAACTCATCATAACTATCGTATTGCTGTGGTAATATACAGTTTATCGCCATCCACTTCTTGTGCCTAACAGTC